GGCAATAATTAGCACTTATTGTAAACTTCATAATGAGCAACGACATTTTCAGATATCAGTCTTTTACTGTACAACGTTATGGAGTTTTGGCGCCAGTTGTGTGCGAGCGCCCACGCCTTGTTTCTGGGCGTCAATCCAGAAACACTTCCGATGCTTTTGAAACAATGCTGGAACGACCCTACCAGACTTATGGCTGGTGGGAAAATTTCAGGAAATTTTTCAATGGGAAACGCATCCAGCCTGTGCGAATTGCAGGTGATGCTGTAGTACCAATCGTTCAAGCCAACGACGACATCGATGACCTCACTCCGAGTGATCCTCAGGGTGAAATAATTGGTGTCGACATACCCAGACTATCTGGAAAGTTGGCTGCTTTAGCCCGTACTGAGCTGCACATCGGACAGTACGACAAAGCCACTGAGGCAGTTTGCAAAGACTGGCTCATGAGCGAAATGCGACGCCGCAATATGCGTCGGAAAGACATGGCTAAGATTCTTCCTTGGGCCCTCAAGTTTTGCTTTGTACCCACTACGCATGAGTTGCAAGCTCGCGTCTGGTCATTAACTGACCAGTATCAGGGTCTTCGGCAACTTGAGACGCAACCTCTGCAACGTAGGCAAACATGGTACGAGTTCTTCTCCCGACAGCGTGTCGTTGAAGAACGCCCCATTGTTGCTTGAGGTGGCTTGCGTGTGGTATTCTCTAAACCCGGTGTTGTCTCAGTTGCACCGGGTGTGAAAGAGTTAGTGGTTACCAGATACGCAAGTAGGAAGAAACTGAGGCCAAAACGTTGTTATCGTTATGACCACCTGGGAACATCACAAGTTATCAGGCCATTTGCAAACGATATCAACACACTGGAACGTGCGGTCAAAGAACGCTTGTTGTTTGTGTCCGATGGAAAAGGTGGGTTTAGGGCCCCACCCAGACCAAAAGACAAAGCGTTCACTGCAGGGTGCGATTGGATAATCAATTCATTCAAATGCGCTGGGAAGGTTGTCGCGCCATTAACTAAGGAGGTATTTCTTAGGGCTTATGGTGGCCACAAACGCCGAGTGTACGAGAATGCTTTTGATTCGCTAGAGAAGGTGAGTCTCAATTGCAACGACTATATTTCAAAGGTGTTCGTGAAATTTGAGAAAACTAATTTCACCAAGAAAAAGGACCCTGTCCCGCGGGCCATTAACCCGAGGAACCCACGTTACCATGTGACAGTAGCTCTATATTTAAAACGTATAGAGAAAGAAGTTTTCAAGCATCTCGACAACCTCTGGAGTCGCCCTTTCGGAGGTGTGAAGAGAACAGTGATGAAAGGCCTTAATGCTTTAGAGCGGGCCTCGGTGATACGAGACAAGTGGAGGAGATTTACCAACCCTGTTGCGATAGGCGTTGACGCTAGTCGGTTCGACCAGCATGTCAGCGTCGATGCATTGGAGTTTGAACATATGGTTTACAAAACATATTATCGAGGTCAAAACCTCAGGAAGTTTAACAACCTCCTCAAACACCAGTTGGTTAATCGGTTGGTAGGACGTGCACCCGACGGCAAATTAAAATGTAAGATCATTGGCAAAAGGATGTCCGGTGATGTTAACACAGCGTTGGGCAACACTTTATTGATGTGTTCCATGATGCTGGCACTCCGTTGTAAACTCAATGTTGACTTTGAGTTTATTAATGACGGAGATGATGGTGTCATTATTTGTGAACATTCCACCCACCAGCGATTGCTTCAAGCAATTTATCCACATTGTCTCCAATTCGGATTCAACATGGTTTGTGAGGCACCAGTAGCAAACCTCGAGCAGATAGAGTTTTGTCAGAGTCGTCCTGTTGCATTGAGTCTAAACGAGTATATCATGGTTAGAAATATTGAAAACTCGTTTGACAAGGATTGCACCTCGATGCTCCCACTAAACAATGAAAAATTTGCACGCAAGTGGATGCGTTCTGTCGGTGAGTGTGGTTTGAAATTGACCAGTGGTATACCTGTGTTACAAAAGTATTACCAGGTTTTTATCGAACAGTCACAAACTGCATTTGACAAAGACTACAGCTGGAGCGGTATGAAAATACTCTCCGAACGACTGCCAGATAATGGATACCGTGAACCTCATTGGTATTCTAGGTACTCGTACTGGAAAGCTTTTGGAGTCGAACCGGCAATACAACACATCCAAGAAGAAATGTTTGAGCACGAAGAAGTAGACCACACACTGTCTAAGGTGGTCAGGAAACTTCCACACCCGGTGTTGCGTATGGGAACGTAACACCAATTGGGTAACAGCAACTAGCGGAAAAGATGTAACCATTCCCCGATGGTGAATACCTGCCATAATGTTGTACAGGATTGACGAACCTGCCCAATGTAGTCAATAATGGGGGCGTGCGGAATCACACTGCGATACAAACACATCAAACTTCCGGCTTGCATGGCCTTACAATGCATGGGGTTATGAGGGTTAAATGGACCAAAACTGATAAACAGTGCTAACCAAAATGCCAAGAGACTGCACGGACCCAACCAACTATCGGTCCCTCATGATGCACAGTCCCCAAGCCTAGGGCATCCCATACATGGCAAACAAAACTAAAAGGAAGGTGAAGATCGGCCGTAAAACGATCAAAACAAAACAACAAACACGCGCTGTGGCACGTAAACCCGCAACACCTTTTGGTGATGCGGGAGCGATCGCCGGCAACGCACTTGGGCAGATGTTTAATATGCCGTTTCTCAAAGGTGCTGGTAGATTCCTGGGATCAGGTATTGGCTCCATCTTTGGAAGTGGCGATTACACACTCACCGGCGCTGTTCCAGAGTACAACGTCCTCACCAACTCTAAACAAATTCCTCAATTCAGTACCTCTCATGCTACGAATCTGGTCTGTCACAGAGAATATCTTGGGGACATCACTGGAACTACCACTTTTTCTAATCGATCTTATCCTCTTAATCCTGGAAACAGTAAAACATTTCCATGGTTGAGTACTATTGCTCAGAATTATCAGCAATATAAGATCCATGGCATCATTTTTGAGTT